GCTGCTCTCTCAAATCCTTGAGTAGCAGTCATGTCTTGGTCTTGTAATTGGATATTTGGTGCTTGAACTTTCATAATAATTTATTGTTGTGATCTTACTATATCAAGTAAATCCCATGTGTAAGGTTTTCTTACATTAAAATCGGGGTTAATCATTTCTGGTCGTCTAATAACTTTATGAGCAATTCCTAGCTTAAGTGCTTCATCTACAGAGAACCACTTATCCTTACCGCTCTTAAATAATTTTTCCCAGTAATCAGACGTTGTCTTATTCCGAGTTTGATAAGCAAAGAATTTAGCCATTTTGGTTTGAGCCTGTTCAATATATTCAAGTCTTTCAGCAACATCAGGAACTTTATCTACCACTCCAAAACCAATTGAATGCATCATTAAACAAGAATAATCATGAACAATTCTTTCTTGACCACCCATAAAAAGGATAAAACCACCTGAACAAGCATTAGCAAGAGCAATTGTTTTTACAGGGCAATTTAATGTTCCCATAATATCTGTACCTACAATTGCTTCGAAGAAATTACCACCTGTAGAGTTAATTACAACAGTAAGAGGAATAACATTGCTTTGAGCCTCCAAGTCAATCAGATTAATATAGAGTTTTTCTACAAGCGTTTCATCTAAAGGGCCATTAATCCAAATTTCCCTTTTCTTAAGTCTTTCCTTAAAGGCTTCAAGTCTAATAATTTGTTTTTCACCTATTCCTGGTGTTTGGGTTGGTGGCATTGGTTGATTTATCATTTTCTTCTAATAATTTTTTAATATTCTCAGATACTTTCTTAATATTATCTTCTAATTCTTTACCTTTATTTGTTAGCTGATTAATCGCCATTCCCATTATTTTTTGATTATTAATAATGGTTAATAAAACATTAGCGACTTGTTGAAAATTATACTGGGCTGCAGCATTATGTTTTCCAACTGAAAGAGGAGCATTTGGATCGCCAGACATTGGTGCTGGCAATTGAATATTTAACAATGGCTTATTAGCCTGTTCTTCCTCTTTTTTTTTCTCGTTTTTAACTTCTTTTATTGGCATATTTTTATGGTCTCTGTCCCGGCCATTTTGTGCCTTTAGCGACACAATCTGGACACATGTAATAATCTACCTGTTTCATCTTTGGTGGCTTATACATTCGTTTGCCATTGACAATTTTCGTCACCCCTTTTTCAACAATATCTAATCTAGTTTGGTGCATTCCTGTCGCCGTTTGATTACCACAAAAACTACATTTAACCATTGGCAAGGGAATTTCCTCTGTTTCATTTATTTTTGGTTTATGGGGTACTAGAATTTTGTTCATTTTTCTTTTCTGTTGTAACTTCGGTAGCAGCCCCACCAAAAGGTTGTGTTACTGGTTCGTCAGGGATACTTTCCAAGTACCAAATTAACACATATAGTTTACTACCCACCGAATAAGAGTTTCTTCCATTAAGGAATCTTTTTACATTATCAATTGTTTCTAAGAAAGCAGTAATTTCTTGGTCGAATTTAGCAACTTGTTCAGGAGTAGGATTACTAGGAGAAATGAAAGACTTAACCTTCATATAAGCCCGAACCGTTTTTTGACTTGTATTTGGTATATTTGGTTGTGAACTTTGCATACTAAACCTCCTTACTTTATTAAACTATTAATAATTATAACCTATTTTCTTTAAAATAGCAACTAGTAAAAATTATTCTGCTACTCTATCATCATTTTCAGGATTTTGTTCTCCTGGTTCTCTATCTGGTTGAGGAGTTTCTATATCAGGATTTTCAGTTGCAGGCTCAGCTCCAATAGCATTTTTAATCTCAATTAAAGAATCATTTTTAGTACCAACTAAGTAATATTTATTAGCCCATTCCTCATCAATTGGTAATAATCCCATAGCAACTCTAGCTTCATTAAAGGAATATAATCCTCTAGTCCAACCCATCATAAAGTCTCTACGAGATGCTTCTGATTCCTCCAAACCTGCTGTCTTAAAATCAAATCGCCAGCCTTCAATTCCCATACCTTCTTTAATAACTTCTTGAGTTATTTTTTGAGATATTAGTTTTCTTAATGGGAAGATGACAGATAGATAAAATGACCTTCTTTCTTCAGCTGATGTAGCCCTATTAGAACCTTCTGGAAAGCCCACTAAGAATAATGGGCAACCAAACTGACCTGCTACTAGCTTCATTCCATAATTGAGGAGCTCTAAATAGGCCATATCTTGCGGTGTGATACCTAATGGTTCTGCTTTAGCTCCTTTGAACGAAACTAGAGTTTTACCCGCATTATGTGGTCCTTGATAATTCTTTTCCCAAAAAGCAGAAACTGCTTCAGCATCGGCTTCAGTAGAATCTTCAGGGAGAATTAATTGTAGAGGGGGACGACCACCATTTCTTAAAATACTGATATTATAGGTTAGAGCTCTTAACAATAATTGAAGGGTAGCCATATTATCTTCAAGAACTGCTCTTCCATATAAATCAGCCCTTCTATGAGGTCGTCTAATTTGGATTACTTCATCTTCATTATAGATGATTCCTTTCCCTACTGCTCCAACATCGGTAATTTGTTTATATCCTGCTTTTTTAATAACACCTTTTTTCTTTAATTCAGCATCGACTAAAATAACCATTCTAACAGGATCAAGATTATAAAGTTCGGCAAGTTCCTTTTTCTTTTTTTTAGCACTCCCTCTAGTGGGAACTTTCTCCATATACCAATTACCATAACAAAGATAATTTTCTATCCCTACTTGAATCATTGTTTCTATTGTGTCATCTGGATTAGGCCGATCGAAAAACTTGATTAATCGTTTAAGATCAGATTTTTTACCACGAGTTCCAACTTCGGATTTAATAACATAGCCTCCGCCTAAAACAGCATCACGGATACGAAAGGCACTTTGGATTGAACCTGGAGAATCTGAGTATAATGTTGCTAATGTCGTATAGTTTTTCCCTGAACTATACTGGCTACCCATAAAACTTTCGGCGTCAGGTCCACCTGAAGTGGAAACATACTTTCTTGAAGCACTAAATTTTCTATCTAAAGCTTTAACTGTTTCAAGCGACCAATCTTTTTTAGCTGCGTCTAAGGCTTTATTAACTTCTTTGACAACTTCTTTATTGTATTGAGTTTTAAGTTGTTGAGAAAGTTCTCTTCTAATCTTTTCAACTTCTTTGTTTTTTTGTTCTTCCCATGCGTCTTTTTCGGACTCAACTTTTGCTCTCACATTATCACTCTTAAGAATAGTATCTTCTAAAATTTTAGGAATTTTCATAAATTTTAGCTCTTTTTTCAAAGAACTTTAAGAAAAATTAGCTTTCTAATAAAAATAATACAATTTTTATAGAAATAATGCAAGTAGAATGTGAACTACCACTAGGCTAAAGACCTAGTGGCTTCTTGCTTCATTGACCCCTCTACTGAGGTAGTCTCCACAAGGGGTTGCTCCAACCCCAATTTTAAGATATTTTTTCCCGCATTGACATCTCTATCGTCCACATACAAACACTCTGGACAATAATGTGTTCTTTGTGAAAGCGACTTTTGGACAATCGCCCCACACTGAGAACATATTTGCGATGTATAAGCGGGATTAACTTTGATAAGCGTTCTGGAGAGTGTTTGCAACTTATACTCCAGCATACTTAAAAAAGTAGCCCAGCTTGCGTCTGATATTGATAATGCCAAATGGTGATTTCTAACCATCCCTGCCACATTAAGATTTTCTACAACCACCACATCGTTTTCGTTTGCATATTTATAACTTAACTTATGTAGCCAATCTTTTCTTTGTCTTTGAATTGTTAAATGGTTCTTAGCTACAATCTGCCTTGCTTTGTTTCTATTTTTTCCGCCTTTTTGTTTCTTGCTTAATTGTCTTTGATTTCGTGCTAACTTATATTGAGCTTTTCTAAAAAACTTTGGAGCTTTAATTTTATTGCCATTGCTATCAGCTACAAAATACTTTAGTCCTAAATCTAAACCCACTTGTTTGTTAGTTTTCTTAATCTTGACTGACTCAACCTCACAAATAATCTGAACATAATAACCATCTGCTCTTTTTACCAATCTTGTTAATTTCGGTATTCCCGAAAATTCTCTATGCTGAATTACTTTAATCCCGTTCGTTTTTGAAATATACCATTTACCATCTTTGATTTTACCCTGTGTGTAATCATTGAAAGCAAAACTTGACCATCGCCTATATGATTGAAAGCGTGGAAAACCAATCTTTTTACCTTGTTTTAATCCTCTGAAAAAGTTAGCAAAACTTCTGTGCAATCTATCTAATGTTGTGTCTACAAATTTAGCAGGGATATTTGGATATGTCTGCTTATTGTAGTTCTTATCTTGAGCAAAACGGTTAAGATGTCTACCAGTTTTTTCGTAATATTCTATAAGCTCCTGTAGAGCATTGTTGTATAAACATTTTGTTTCCCACAATAAGGTTTCCAACAGTTTTATCTGCTCTTTGTTTGGTTTCAATTTATATTCGTAAGTTTTTATTTGGCTCATAACTTGATTATAGGCAAGTAGAAATTATTTGTCAAGTGTTCTCCGCCCTAACCGCTTCGCTAAAGACAAAGCGATTTACGGGCAGTCTTTTACATCAAGTTTTAAAAAATCTCTTTTTTTGTTAATTTTATGTTATCTTTTTATTTAGGCACCAAGAAAGCCACGTCCAGGAGTACCTTTAGCTGCTTGATAACAAACTCCTGCTACTGCATCACAATTATGAACAAATACACCGGCACTTAAAGCAAAATTGTGATATTTTTTTACTATTAAATCAAATACTTCTGTCTTTTTGTTGATTTTCTCTATACTTACTACTTTATGGTTATGGTTATTTAACTTTATAATCCATCCTCTATTATTTCTAGGATAATATTGGAAAGGGTGAGTTCCCCTCCTAATTGCTTCTTGGTTTCTTTCTTTTACCCTTTTTGAATGTCTTTTACGAAAATCTTCATCTTGCCATAACTTCTGCATAGTAATACTTCCTGCTTTTTGAAAAGAGCCATTTTCTTGCATCTTTAATATTCTCTCCTTACTTTTATTGTAAATTATACGTCCTTGTCTAAATTGTTCAAGAGTTTCTAAGTCATACATTCTCTTTTTTCTATTAGTATAAACTCCATTCTGCCATCTTTGTTTTTGTAATTCTGATTGATTTTTACAATGTATTTTTCTATGTTCTTTCCAAGATATCCATTGTAAATTATTTGAACTATTATTTCTTTTATTAAAATCTATATGATGTAAAACCATTCTTGTAGTCTTTTTCCCTTTCCAATCAGCATTTAATTTTTGCTTCCCAACCAGCTGATGGGTATAAATCCATTTTTCAGTTTTATTGTCTTTCACCATTTCATATCCATTGAGAGATGTTTTACTATTTCCAATAGATAATTTTCTATATAAAGGCATAAGGCTATCGCCTATTTTTAATTCTTCGGCATTTTTATATCTTCCATTTTTTAATAAGAATGGATGATTAGAAGTGCAATCAATATATTTTTTGTTATCTAACCAAATACGGAATATGTCATTTCTCAAACCAGTATAAACTACTTTTTCTACTTCACCAATCTTGATTTCTCCATTTGATAGAACTGAATAAACTTCAAATCCAGATTTACCAACTAGGTCTTTAATAGGAATTTCTGTTCCATTCAATAATGATATTTTTGTATCGCCAGTTAGACATACATCTTTCGAACCTCGTCTTGGATGGTCAATTTTACTACCTTTAATTTCTTCTAATTGCTGTAATTCTTCTACAAATGGTTTATAGTAGTAAAAATCCAATCGTTTATCTAATAAGGCACTTTTAAGCGTG